ATCGTTGACCCTTCCGTCATCACGGATGACTACAGGTCTGCTCTTAGCTATCCTATTGAACAACAAACCAGGTACATGCTGATGTATCAGTTATCTAGGATAACAAGAGATAGGGGTAGCTTAGTACATGATGACCGTCTTGATGCTTTATCAATAGCTGTTGGTTATTGGGTGCAGCAGATGGCTGCTGATGTTAACCAATCGATGATTGATAGACAACAAGAACTGCTACAGGAAGAACTAACAAAGTTTACTGATAGCTTTCATAAAAGAAGTAATAACAAAACTGCTGTTAGCTGGATATAGTAGGTGCTGTTGTAGTTAGTGTAAATACACTAAGTATGTTATAGCTACTGCTACTGGTTTATTTATAAACACACCTATCCTTAAAAAGGAACCTTATAAAACAAGTATCAGTCTCTTTGTTAAAGTAACAGCGAAAGAACGGATGTATGAGCTGTTCAACAGAGTCTTACTGATATGATGGTAGCTGAAGCTATCTACTAAGGAATCTTTGTTAAAAGGAAAGCTGTAGCAGTAAGCAGCTAATACGACTCTAACACAACTGCTTGTACACTTACCTTTGATTAATACCTTGAGGATCGTTTAAAACGAACTCTAAAGTACGATCTAAATCTCATTAGTATAATTGAAGCAAACCGAAGGGAGTGTGTAAAGCTTATTTTCTAGGACCCGCTTAAACACTGGTTAAGAATCTTGTTGTAGTTTAACCTATGAAAAATTCTCGTATAGCTGTATAATATAACAACATCATGAATATCAATGACCAAACAGACACCTTCCAGTACGAACTAGCAAAGCTAATATACCGGTTCAAACGAGAGTACGATCTTAACGACTACACAATAGCCGGGTGTCTGGACTTCGCTAAACTGTCAGTACTGACTGAAACAGATGATGTTATCTTTGAGGGCGATATAGACGAGCTAGTAGAGGACGAAGACGATAGCTTTGAGCCTCAGTTCTAGAAGACATCCAAAAAGATTCGGTAGAAAAATCTGAAGCCCCTACGCTATATACGCGAGCAAGTATTTTACCCCGCATGTACCCAAGTATTTTATAGGACGGGGGATATTGTTCGCATAATACACATTATGTCTAATAGCTTTTGTTGGTAATCAACGACTTATGTAAACTTCATAGATTCTGGAGTAAAAGCTCTCAATTATTTTCGCAAATCAACAGAGATTACCAGGCTTTTGCGTCACTAATCAACTGCTGTTATCTAGTACAGTTAGTGTATTTACATGAATTACTTGTCTATGTGTTTTTCTCTTTCGATGTTCCATTCTCAACTTTGTCTCAATTATGAGATTCGGTCTCAATAAGCAATTGTAGCTCAACTTATGTAGTCATTAGCTCCAGTAATAACAGCTATTAGCCAAGCTTTAAAGTGAACTAATGTTACTGAGGGGGTTGACAAGCTGTCTGGAATAGTATTAGAGGGTAAGGCATGAACTATACAACAAGCCATTTAAACACAGGCTGCGGTGCAAAGCCAAAGCCATCATTCAAGCAATTATACGCCAAGCTAGTACGCATCGAGTACTTAGTAGGTAAGTATCAACATTTATACCATAAGTACGCAAGAAGCGAGCATTTCGGTCTTTCTTATGACTTGTCTACTCGTGCTAGAAACTGGGAACTACAATGGATTGATCTTTACGGCATCCTTTCCAAGTATCACAGAGACCAATTCAATAAAGAGCAAAATAAACGCGGTGTAGCATCCCATTATGATTTCGGTGACCTTCTCGCTTAGTCTTAAAACCAAAACCAAAGAAAACAAAATACTACTACTATGAATATACCAATAAACCAAAACCTCTTAATCATTTGTAAATATCATTCTGCTACCGATAGAAGCGGTTCCAGAGTATCTTTTCGCACTTCTATTGAAAACAGTAAAAGGAAAGTAAAAGGATATGATCATCGCTTTAATCATATAGAAGATATGGTATCAAACTGGATAGAAGAAGAAACTGGTTTAAAACCTATTTGCCAAGTGCAACTACCTAACAAAAGGGAGCAAGGCTTAATTTATGATTGGAATTTAGATTTGATTAACGCAATCGGTACAAAGGGATAAGATTATGACATTATTTATAGAAGTAACAAAAGAACAGCATCCATTTACTAAGCAATTACATTACAGGGCAAAAGCTCACAATACTTATGGCTTTGAATGGCAAGGTGATGGTATTGACGGAAACAGGCAACAAGCCATATCTAAATGCTTTGTTAAGTACGAAAAACAAGGTTATTCAACTTATTACATATTGAAAGGATAAAACACTTATGAAAATCACCACCGAAAAATTACCTGACCGCCAAATAAATCTAAACTGGATGAAACCTACAAAGCTAGATAACTTCCTAGAGTGCTCCGTTGTGCTCATGTGCTGTGCCAGCTGGTTTGTTATTCTTGGGCTGATATTATTCTCTTAACTCTTAGCTATCTATCAAATCAAATGAACTATACTATGAACCAAAAAGATTACGAACGCATCGATTTAGAAGACAGAATTAGAGATTTAGAATCTGATTTATACAATACCATTCCATTCAAAAGGTCACAGGCTCATGTGCATGGTGACGATCAAACTTGGATTGATGAATGGGAAAAGGAAATAGAAGAGGAACTGGAAAGGATTCGATAAGATGAAAGAACAATTAGAAGAACTTAAAACTAGAAACCTACAGCTATTCAATTGGCTGTTAGAAACTGAAAAGGAAAACGCCAATATGCGAGACCGCTTAGAAGAACTTGGCGAGCTAAAAGAACTGATCGAAGATGGCTCCATAAAAGACCGCAACTCTACTTACTCACTTGTTTAAACTTACCTGACCATGAAAGAAGAAATACTAAAGTTGATGGATATTTATTGTGACTTACATGACCTGAAAAAGAATGAGATTTCAGATTGTTATGATGATCAAGATGATTTAATTGATGATCTGATTTACAAGATGGAACAAGCCATGAAAAGTTTACAATCGTATGAGCAAAAGCATTCTGCGAGCGTAGAGAGAGAATGCGTTGGAGCGTAGCGACATGAAAATACAGCAACCAACCGACAACTCTTTATACGTTACAATCGGAGATTATGTTTATTACTTTGACGATTCTATCGATGGCGAGGTTATCGTTAAGCGATGGCGTAAAGAAGATGAATGTAAAGAGGACTGGCAACCAGAGGATATTCAAGAGTGAGTGTCACCGAATACTTAACCGATCACAACGGGAACCAAGTTGCTTTCTTTTACTACATAGACAGCGAGCGATATCGTACCTGTCCGCAGTTAGTTTGGAAGTGCCGTGACTATCCGAGCTTTAAAGGTACCTGTGCGAGCAAGGCTGAGTTCATAGAATGTGCAAAGGCTGTGCTTAAAGAATTAAAGAAGCGTAAAACCTGTGATGTTTGCGATAAAAGCTTGCAAGGGATGGAGAACGAAGGCACAAGATGTATCGATCATGACTTTGAATAATACCAACCCATCCGATCTTTCCACGCTTGACGAACCGAGCTTGCAAACGCTTATCGATCACTACTTAAGTGTCCGTGAGAAATTACCTGATAACTTAACTGTCCGTGATAGGCTCGTGGAGCTACAACAAGAACTAATAAATAGAACCAATAAAGAATGATGACAATGCTAGGCTTTGGCTGTTTTCTGATCTGCGGATTACTGCTCTTTGCTTGGGCTTATGATATGCTATGAATAAAGAACTATTACTTGACCCAATTGACATGACCGAGGAACTGATGTTCCACATTTTTAACAACGATATGAACCGAGAGCTTGACGGAAGATGGCTTGACCTTTACCTGTCCTTACAGCTTTATAAAGAACACTTGGAGAAACTAGAGGAAGAATGAAAACAATAGAAGATTTTATAATCAGAGAAGGTAGGTACAAAGGTAAGCTTAACCAAAAATTATTACAAACAGGCGGGGATAAAGGTACATTTAAGTCAGGTGATTCGCATCCAGGAGTAAAAGGCTTGGTTTACTATAAGTGGTGGAGATCGAAGGAATATTGGGTCACCGAAAAAGTACTTAAAAAGTATACAAAGCAAAGAAGTAGATGGCAAAAGAATAACAAAGACAGATGTAAGTTATTATCTATAAGATGGCATTATCAGAATATAGATAGATCAACCCTTAATTCAAGTAATTGGAAAAAAAGAAATAAAGAACAAGTGGCAAGTTACTCTAGTAAACGACGATCTAAAAGTTTAACAACCCTTACTGAACTTCAAGAAACTATTGTTAAGCATTTTTATTCTTATTCGGTGAGAATTTCGGAGAAATTAAAAATAAAATTTGAAGTAGATCACATAATTCCTATCGCAAAAGGTGGTTTACATCATCCTTGTAATTTACAGGTCGTACCTGCTAGTTGGAACCGATCTAAAGGTGCAAAAAATTGTGATACTTGGCTTCCGCATGGTTTTTAAATATTTGATGAATCCTAAATAACAACCTCATGACACAATATGACTTACCTAACTACGACAACTGGTTAAACAGCAACAACCCATATGATTTACATGATGAAGAAGAAAGAGAAAGAGAGTGGCTTTTGGAAGAGATTAAAGAGTTTGAAGGTGATGAAGAAGAGATCGAGCACTGGCTCAGGTGGAACGGATACGAGGACCCAAGAAAGGGATAGAGGTATCTTTTGGGAGGCGGAAGCTGATATAATACGAACCGATTTACTTAGATGTACCCAGAAAGACACTTAGTACAATGTATAGCTCGCCACGATCTGGACTACAGCACGATAGATCATAAAGCTATTAACGATGGGTTCCAGCAGTTCTGGATGCAGTGTCAAATTTATGGGTTTGAACGGAACAAAGACGGCACATACAAGCGAACCGAAGACGGGCGATTGATTGCTATTCGTTCTAACCATCCACGCATGAAACCCAAAGGTAACTTTGATTGGTTTGAGAATCTATGAGTGATACACGTGGACATGTGTGGAGGATGCGTGAGTGGGGTCGTGCACAATATCGTAACCGACAAGCAAAGCTACGGGCAGAGGGTGAGTCATCACAAACTGAATCAAGTAAAAGAATGCTAAGGGTCATGGCTCCGAAGCTAGGTAAAAAGGTAGAGGATTTTATGTACACATTTGGAGGCAGTACCGAGCACACCACACCATTGTTCCTTACCTTCATCTTAGATATGTGTCCGTATCAGGTGAGTGCGTTAGCTCTGCAAACATTTCTTGATCATCTACAATACAACTTACCTGTTGGTAAAATGGCGTACAGGATAGGCAAAGCATTTGAGAACCAAGCACGGTGGGACAAAGCGTTAGAAACTATGCATCCTAACAAGCTTGATCTGTTAGCGTTGGATGACAGGAGTAAAGCGATGAAGTTGAAGCAGTTCTATCACTACGAAGAGGAACGATTCACGCTGTGGGATAGTAAGTGTAAGACAGCTCTTGGTGCTTGGTTGTTGGAGGAGATACGATTAGAGACTGGATTGTGGGAGATGGGATTCAATACAGGTGGACAGAAGAGTTACAAACCGGAACGCATAGTCGTACCAACCGAGCAGTTCAAGGACTGGGTGCAACGATTTGATGCGTGGAAGGAGACTACTCGTGTCTTTAAGATGGCATTACCTGACCGTCCTGTTGATTGGTACGGATTAGTGGGTGGTGGGTACAGCGTCAAGCACATGCCTCCACAAAAGTTTATAACTGGTAAACCTGTCGAGTGGTTTGAGGATTACGAGAAGAGTTATCACCACGCTATGTCTGCTTGTAGCAAATTGCAACAGGTAGAGTGGCAGATCAACAGTGATATGTTAGATATTGTGCTTAGGTGTTGGGAACTTGAGCGTGTTGTTGGAAACATTCCTAACTTTGGTACGATACCAGAGCAACCGAGATACACAGGTGACTGTCCGCATGAGCTACGGGCTTGGAAGTTAAAACAGAAAGATATTAAACAAGCAAACGATGCTAACAACAGTAAGCGGTATCAGACTTGTCGGATTCTACATCTAGCTAAGATATATAAGACTTGGGACAAGCTGTACTTTCCGTATCGTTGTGATTACCGAGGCAGAGTGTACGCTATTCCGTACTATCTACAGCCACAAGGATCAGACTTAGCTAAGAGTTTGTTAGACTTTAAGAATGGTCAGCAAGTGGTGGATGAAGAGGACTTAGAAGCTGTACTTGTACACGGTGCTAACATGTGGGGAGTTAAGGGTACACGAGAGGAGAGACTGGAGTGGGTAGGTAAGCGACAGAACTTTATTCTTGAAGCAGCGAATGATCCACACGGTAGTGATTGGTGGACAGAGGCTAGTGATCCGTTCTGTTTCCTGCGGTTCTGTTTAGAGTACAAGAAGTATACAGAAGAAGGCTACGGATATGTGTCTTACTTACCTGTGCGTCAGGATTGTAGTAATAATGGTATGCAGATACTGAGTTTGTTATTACGGGACAAGGACACGGGTAGGATGTGCAACCTGGTAGAAGAAGACCAAGCTAATGATATGTACACAGAGTTCAGTGATATGGTGTACGATGAGCTGAAGAAAGACGGAGGTACACTGGCACAGAGTTGGATGCAGTATGGGTTCTCTCGTAAGTTAGCTAAGTTAGCAGTGATGAACAGACCATACGGTGCTACCCACTACAATCTTGTACAGGATTTATTTAAAAGCATAGGAGTTAATCATCCGTGGACTAGTACCGGAGAGATGCTTACCTCTGTGATATGGATCAGTAAGATTGTTAACCGATTAGCTAACCAAGTGTGTCGTCCGGTAAATAAAGTGATGACATTTCTGCGTGAGAGTGTACGAGCT